AGCGCGACGACCGAAAACCCGCGGACAAGCCCACGCGCCCCGCGGCGCAAGCCTGTGAGACGGGCCGATTAGCTGCCGTTAGCAGCAGTAGGCCGGTCGCAAGACCGATTACCCGCGCAACCGACCAATAACTGTAGGAGCATGAGTATGAGCACTCAAGTCACTACGGCGTTTGTGAACCAGTTTTCATCGAACGTCGCAATGCTCTCGCAGCAAATGGGAAGTTTGCTGCGAGGGGCCGTTGACAGCGAAAGCGTCACCGGCGAAAAGGCTTTCTTCGACCAAGTCGGAGAAGCAGCGGCAGTTGCGAGAACGTCGAGGCACGGGGACACGCCCCTCGTCGAGACACCTCACAGCCGCCGAATGGTTAGCCTGACAACGTATGAATGGGCCGACCTTATAGACGATGCTGACAAAGTCCGAATGCTAATCGACCCCACGTCTTCGTATGCCCGTGCGGCTGCGGCGGCGATCGGTCGTGCAATGGACGACACCATCATCGCCGCGTTCGGCAGCGCCGCATCGACTGGCAAGACGGGTTCGACTTCTACGTCGTTCGCGGCCGGCCAGCAGATTGCGCATGGCTCTGGCGGACTGACGATTGCCAAGCTAGTAACAGCGAAGAAGCTGCTTGACGCTCAGAGCGTTGATCCCAGCCTCAAGCGTTACATCGTGGTATCGCCAGAGCAGATCGAAGATTTGCTCAACAACACGACTGTCACGTCCAGTGATTTTAATACGGTAAACGCTTTGCCTATCTGATCGGCGACGGTCAGACGAAACCTGGTCAAATTCGGGGAACCCTGTCGAATGGCAATCCCGAGCCAAGCCCTGCTAGAGCTGGGAAGGTGTAGAGACTTGACGGCCAGCATCTCCATGAGATGAAGAGAAAGTCCAGCGCACAAACAGCGAAGGCTGGCGGCGAAAGCCGTAGTGTGACGAAAGGCACTGGTGCAAGGTGACATTAACACGTTTGTCGGCTTCGAGTTTATCACGTCGAACCGGCTGCTAGACGACGGCACGTCTCGCCTTTGCTACGCATGGGCTCAGGACGGCATGAAGCTGGCAGTGGGCAAGGACGTGATGGCCCGCATCGACGAACGCAGCGACAAGTCCTACTCAACGCAGGTCTATTACTGCGCTACATTCGGGGCGACCCGCATGGAAGAGGACAAACTCGTTGAAATCGCGTGTAACGAGTAGGGGGCTAGATTATGGCAAATGTAAACCAGACCCTCGCCAGCAACTACGTTGCTTCTCCGCCCACGCACAGCCCGGCGTACCAGCTCCACGGCTCGATGCGTGTCGCTTGCGGCACAATCGCGCTAGGGTCCGGTGACCTGTCTAGTTCGGACACGGTCATGCTCGCGCCGATTCCGACCAATGCCGCGATCATCAGCATTAAGTTGTTCAATGATGACCTCGACAGTGGCACTACCAACACTTGCGACGTCGGTCTCTGGACCGCAGTCAGTTCGCCAGCGGCGAAAGACGATGACTGCTATGCGTCGGCGATTACGGACCTTCGTGGTGCCGTGACCACCGGCACCGAGGTAGCCTTCGAGGCGAGGAACGTGAATCTCATGGGGCAGCGCGTTTGGGAAGACGCTGGCGACAGCACCGACCCAGGCGGCCACTACTTCGTGGGGCTAATCTTCGACGCGGCCGGCGATACCGCCGGCGATCTTTCGTATGTGATTACCTTCGTCGTCGACTAAGTGATCGCAGTCTAAGTGAGTGGGGGCTTCGGCTCCCACTCTTTTTGAGGGTATGAGATGGCATCAGACGTCGATATTTGCAACTCGGCGCTAAACATGATCGGCGCGAGCAACATCATCTCGCTGACTGAGGACAGCCGCGCCGCGCGCGTCTGCAACCAGCGGTATGCGTTCGTGCGTGACGCCGTGTTCCGCGCGCACCCGTGGAACTGCCTGGTCACACGCACCAGCCTTGCCGCGGACAGCGACACGCCAGCGTTTGAATTTGACTACCAGCACACATTGCCGGCCGCCCCTTATTGCCTGCGCGTCCTGCGACCGCAAGACCCTGACACGGTGTTTCGCGTCGAGGGGCGCAAGATTATTTCTTCGACGACGCCGTTCAAGATGATTTACATCGCGCGCGTCACCGATCCGGCAGAGTACGACCTGTTATTGATCGAGGCTATCGCCGCGCGCTTGGCAGCCGACATCAGCTACGCGCTGGTCAACAGCGCCAGCCTGTCACAGATGCTGCTCGCGGTATACGACAGCAAGCTGTCCGAGGCCCGCTTCGTCGATGCGACCGAAGGCACGCCGGACAACGTGGTCAACATCGACCGCGCGAGCTATAGCGAGAGCGACATCCTTATCTCTGCGAGGTTCTAGTGCCGAAAGTTAGCAAAGCATTTGCGAACTTTACGGCTGGCGAGGTCACGCCCAAGCTCTACGGCCGCACTGACATCTCGAAGTACGATAACGGCGCCGAGACGGTCGAAAACTTTCTGGTGCAGCCGCATGGCGGTCTGCTGCGCCGGCCCGGCACGCGCTTCGTAGCCGAGGTCAAGAGCAGCGACGATGCGGTGCGCCTGGTGCCGTTCGAGTACAACGTCGAGCAGGCATATGTGCTGGAATTTGGGCCGCTCTATTTCCGCATCTACAAGGATGGCGGTCAGGTTACGTCCGGCGGCAACGCGGTCGAGGTGACGACGGTCTACCCGGCCGTGGACCTCGACGGACTCAAGTTCGCGCAGGCGGCAGACACCATGTACGTCGTCTCGCCGAACCATCCGATTTATAAAATTACGCGCACCAGCCACACGGCCTGGACGATCACAGAGGTGGTCACCTCGCGCGGCCCGATGCTCGACGAGAACGCAACGACCACGACGCTGACGCCGGATAGCCGCGACGGCACCGTGCAGCTAACGGCCAGCGCGAGTACGTTTGCCAGCACCGACGTCGGCCGGCTGGTCAAGGTCTTCGAGGGCTACGTCAGGATCGCCACATTTACGTCGGCGACGGTGGTCAGCGGCGCTGCACAGGAGCTGGAGGACGGCCGCTCGGAAATCCTGCCGTCGTATGTTGCCGACACGATCTCGTTTCACGAGGGCGACCCAGATAGCACCGCTCTGGAGCACAACGACCGCATCGAGGACTCCGCTGCTGCCTTTATCGATGAGGGCTTCGAGAACGGTCAGACGATCATCATCAGCGGCTCGACCTCAAACAACTCGACGGCGGGCTTCCTGATCGTTGACGTGACCGATAGCGTCCTAACGCTGGCGCCCGGTGCTGATCTGACGACCGAGACGGCCGACACCGGCCACACGATCCAGGGCAAGCTGGAGGCCACCGACAAGTGGTCGCTGGGCGCGTTCTCCGACACCACGGGATACCCGCGCGCCGTGGCTTTCTATGAGCAGCGCCTGGTCTTCGCCGGCACCGACAACCAGCCGCAGACGCTTTTCTTCAGCCAGGGCGGTGACTTCGAGAACTTCGAGGGCGGCACCGAAGCCGACGACGGCATGGTCTACACCATCGGCTCGAATCAAGTGAATGTCATCCGCTTCCTGGCCTCGACCCGCAACCTGGTTTGCGGCACGTCCGGTGGCGAGTTTGCGGTGCGCGCGGGCGGCACCGACGAGGCCATCACGCCGACCAACATTCAGATCAAACAGCAAACTGCGCACGGCGCCGCGGACATCCAGCCTGTCCAGGCCGGCAACGCCATTCTGTTCGTGCAGCGCGCCAAGCGAAAAGTGCTGGAGCTTCAGTACAATTTTGACGCAGACGGCTATATTGCGCCCGACGTCGCCTTGATATCGGAGCACATTACCGCAAACGGTCTTGACGAGCTGGCGTTCCAGCAGGAGCCGGACTCGATCTTGTGGAGCGTGCGTGGCGACGGCCAGATCGCCTGCATGACCTACAAGCGCGAGGAGAAGGTCATTGGCTGGACGCGGCAGATTGTCGGCGGCAGCTTTGACGGCGGCAGCGCAGTCGTCGAGAATATCGCCACGATCCCAGGCGATCTTGACGAGGACCAAATCTGGATGGTTACAAAGCGCGACCTTGACGCTGCGGCGAGCTGCACGTTGACGGTTACGGACTACGCGAACATCGCCACCGACACGACAATAACGCTCACTAGCGACGACGGCACAACGGCGACATTCACCTGCCAGGGTGCCGGCACAGGCTCGCCGGACGCAAACAAGTTCTTCCACAACCAGGACAACGACACCACCGCCGACAACATCTACACCTGCATCAATGCGCACGCCGACTACACGGTGGCTAATCCGGCGGCAAACGTGATCACGATTACCCGCGCAGCGGCGGGGAATAGCAACTTGGTGACGACGACCGGCGACCCGGTGCGCCTGGCGATCACGAACTTCTCTGGCGGTCGAGCGGCTAAGCGGTACATCGAGTATGTCAAGGATTTCGATTTCGGCACCAACGTCAGCGATGCGGTGTTCGTCGACAGCTCGCTGACCTATACCGGCGCGGCCACGACATTGAGCGGCAGCATTGCCGCTGACGCGACGACGATAACGCTGGTGGACAGTTCGGGGCTGGCGAGCAGCGGTGCCGTCAAGATCGGCAACGAGATTATCACCTACACGGGCAACACCTCCAACCAATTGACTGGCTGCACCCGCGCCGTGGTTGCGGCGGCTGCGGCGCACGACAACGGGGCTGCGGTGACCCAGGCGGCGCTGACACTGTCCGGTCTCACCCACCTCGAAGGCGAGACTGTCAGCATACTCGGCGACGGTTCAGTACACCCAGACAAGACGGTGTCGTCGGGCGCGGTGACCCTGGAGCGGTATGTTACAAAGGCGCACGCCGGCCTGGCATACAACTCGACGCTGCGCACCCTGCGCGTTGACGCCGGCAGTAGGATCGGCACCTCCCAGGGCAAGATCAAACGTATCCACGAGCTGACCGTGCGGCTGCGCCGATCGGTGGGTCTGAAGGTCGGCCGCAACGCCGACAATCTCGACGTCGTGCCGTTCCGCTCGTCGGCGACGGCGATGGACTCGCCCATCGCGCTGTTCACTGGCGACAAGGAAATCGAGCTTGGCGGAAACTACGACACCGATGGTCAGCTTACGATTCGCCAGGATCAGCCGCTGCCGATGAACATCCTCGCCGTCTACGCGACATTGTCTACTTTTGATCAGTGAGGCTGGTGCCGTTCGAGGTGGCGCACGGCGAGGCGCTACTCGCCGCGGACCTGAACGACGACCGCAATCGCCCGGCGCCAGAGTTCGGCAACTTCATGCCGACGCTGGTGCATGAGGGCATGGCCTTCACGGGCATCGACAACGGCCATCTGGTAGGTGCCGCCGGCATCTTTCCACTGTGGGAGGGCGTTGGCGAAGCCTGGTTTTTGGGTGCCAGCCGCGTCGGCAAGCACCAGCTCCGCGTGGCGCGCCTTGTCCGCAAGGGGCTGCTGCGCGTAGCCGACGAGCAGGGGCTGTGGCGGGTGCAGGCTGCGATGCGCAGCGACTGGTCGGAGCTTGCGCGCTGGGCGCGTTTTCTCGGCATGGAACATGAAGGCACCATGCGCCGCTACGGCGCCAACGGACTAGATTACGAGAGGTATGCACGAGTATGGCTATAGGAATGGCTGTCGGCACGGCGATCTCGGCCTACGGGCAGATGCAGACGGCGAAAGGCATGAAGGCCGCCGGCAAGGCGGCGATGTCAACCGCGCAGTATAACCAGCAGATTCGCGAGCGTAACAAGCGCGTCTTCGACCAGGAGGCGGCGTTGCGTGAGCGCGTCGGCGGTCAGGAAGCCGTCAGGTTCTATAAGACGTTTGAGAAGTTGCAGGCACGCGCCGGCACGGCGTATCGAAAATCCGGTGTCCTGGCCGGCACCGGCACGCCGCTGCAGGTGCTAATGGCGAGCGCCAACGAGGCCGAGGCCGACGTGCAGACGATCAAGCTGGCGGCGGCGACCGACGCCGGCCGGCTGCGTGAGCAGGGCGTCAACCAGCGCCTCGCCGGACAACTCGCCTTGCTTGAGGGCAGGCAGCGGCAGCTCGGCTACAACATCAAGGCGCGCAGCGCGCAGTTTACCGCCGCCTCGACCCTGGTCAAAGGCGGCTCTCAGGTCTGGTCGGCGTGGCCGGACTCTGGCGCCGGTGGCGGGCAGCAAATCGGATGAAGGTTCCCGCCTACAGAGATGACGGTAGTGTTCCCACCTACCAAGCGCAGCTTCAGCGCCCGCGCAAAGGGCAAGCCCTGCCGCTGACCGCACAGCTCAGCGCATCGGCAATGGCCGCACCGGCCCTTGCTCACGCGGAGTCCGGCCAGCAGACCGCGCGTGTCGGGTCCGAGATAGCTGAATTTGGGCTGAAGAGGGCGCAGGTCGGCGCCGACAATGAGGCGCAACAGGCATCGGCCGCTCTCGACATCGAACTGCAGAAGCTGCAGCACGAACTCCTCCTCGACCCGAACATGGCCACGGCCGCGAAGCGGTACGAGGAAAAGAGCCGCACCCTTGTTGAGACGTACAAGTCGAATATGTCGAACCGGCTGGCGCGAGATGCTTTTATGCGTCGTGCGTCGGACGTCAGGGCGCGGAACGTGACCGCCTTTGTTACGGAAAATAACGCGCGCGTTGTCGAGCAGCGCACGGTGGTGCTTGACAGCGACACGGCTGAGAGCCTGGGGTACGCTACCAATCCCGCCAACCCGCCAATCATGCGCGCGAACGCCGTAGTCACCGCGCAGGAACGCATCGCTGACGCCGCGATTGATCTGGGCGTGGCCGAGGCCGAGAAGCGCGCGGACGAGCTGTACTATAGCTTAGCGCGCGACAGCCTGGTGCGGATAATCGACAGCGGCGCGGACGCCGAGCAGGCAATTGCGGACTTCAGGGCCGGCGCGTCGGCAGACCCAATTGTCAACGCCGCGCGGGAGAACCTGTCGCAGGCTGATGTCGATAAGATCGGCAAGGACGTGAGTAGTCGGGCCGACAGAATCCGCCTGCTGGCCGAGCGCGGCTGGGCGGTGGAGCGCAAGGAAATCACGCAGCGAATGAGGTTAGACTTGGAACGCATAGTCGACGAAGTGACAGTGAGAGACGATCTGGGCGCAGCTGATGGAGCTGGCGCAGCCGACTTTAACTCACGATCCATAAATATGGTCAACGATGCTGTTGATGCTCACGACGGCTCTGACGAAAGCAAGGCGCAGTTGCGTGCTCAGCTCAACAGCCTGCGCGCGGACCAGGTGATCAAGGTTGGTGACCTGGTGCAGGCGGCGCAGCGCGAGCGCGCCTTGCGAGTGCTAGACGCCGACACACGCGCGGCTGTCGCTGTTGTCGCGGACGACCCTGATCAGATCGGGAGCTTAATTAAGCAGATTGACCTCGCCATAGACGAAGACGCAAGCGGGTTTACCACTACAGAGGAAGAAGAAGTTGCGAGGCAGGCTGCCCGTGAGGCTCTCATTGAGGCGGCGTTGAATACCCACATTGCCAGAGGCGACATACCCGCGGCGCGAGAACTCTATGACAGCCCCGGCATAGCACAGGCGTTACCGCCGAGCCTGCAGGAAGGTTTCAAGCAGAAGTTTATTTCTCACGACAATAAGCAAAACGAATTTACGCGCAAATACCGCGAAAAAGCTGCCCTTTACAAAGCAGAGTTCGGCAAAGAACCGACAGCTAGAATGAAGATGCTTTGGATGGGTGCTGATGATCCACAGCAAGCGTTCCTGCAGGCAAAGAGTTTGCGCGATGCGTTTGAAAAGGGGTCTGCCAGATACAGGTTGCTGCAGGAAAACTTTGGCAAAGTAAAAGCATCAGCAGACAATGTATCGCCAGCAGGTGACGTTAGCTTGATTTTTGCCTACATGAAAATGGTTGACCCCGGCTCTGTGGTCAGGGAGTCAGAGTTCGCAACAGCTCAAAACACTGGATCAATACCGCAACGAGTATACGCAAGATACAACGCCGCGCTGGCCGGCACGCGGCTTACAAAAGAGCAGAGAACTGATTTTAGGAGTTCGGCGGAAAAGCTGTTTGAGTCGCAGATGCCTTTACAGCGCGAACTGCAAGAGCGTTACAGAAAGCTTGCTGTTATGTTCGGCCTTCCTGTTGAACAGGTGGTCTATGACCTAGTTGGTGGAGAGCCGATGGTTCCCCCGGCAGGCGCTGAAGTGCCCCCGGCAGGCGCTGAAGTGCCCCCGGCAGGCGCTGAAGTGCTCCAACCAGCCATTAGGCTTGATGCCACCGGTGCGGTAATCCAACAATCCGGCGAATAACAT